CATCAATACGGGTGTATCTTGGTTTCATAGCGGTCCGTCTGAGAAAACCGATCAAATCCCTCCTCATACTCAAACGGTCTATCCGACGGCCGCCAGTATACAAGAATTTCCTCAGCGTGGTCCTGCAGATTGGGGTCAAAAATGTACATTTGAACTGGGTTCTTTACCAACAGGTGATTTATTGCAATCGGTCATTCTTCAAATCAAACTGGGAAGTTGGTATGATAATACGGTTATTTCACAACTTACGAGTGGCGCAATTACACCTGACATTGTAAATCAAGCGTCGGCCTATTGGACGTATGTTAATAGTCTTGGTTCTTCCATCATTGAATATGCTGAATTTATTGCTAATGATCAAACCATTGAGCGAATTACAGGTGAATTCATACAAACGTATTTAACACTCCAGGTGGATCAAAATGCACAAATGGGAATGGCAACGGGTTCCGTTCCTTACCCCTATTTATCTTCTACCTATCCGTCCACGGCCAATCCGATCGTTCAACAAACGTTATTTCGCCCGAATCGTCCCTATCCGATCGAAGATGGAACATACTTCTGCATTTTGCCATTCTTCTTTATTCGTACTAAACTCAAAGAAGTATTTCCCTTGTTATCGTGTAATGAAGGGAACATTCGTGTAGACATTAAGTTACGACCGTTTGATCAAATGGTTCGGCGATTCATTGGATATCGTAGTACATGTGGGGATACACCGTTGAATCAGCAGGTACCATTTCTTACAACGGCGCAGCCTCCGACGACAACCACTGTCACTACGCTTACGAATCCGCCGGCCTTTCGTGATTTTCGTCTGGTTACCTGTTCTGCATTGACAACGGGATCCTTGCGCGATCGGTTTCTTCGCCAGCCGTTTGAACAAATGGTCAAGTTGGTTCAGAATTTCTCCTTTGATGAACCGTTAAAGTACATCGTAAGTAAGCCTAATCCAAATACGGATACGGTAGACATTCAGTTACCACTAGAGTTAAATCATCCGGTGGTAGAACTGGTATGGGTCTTTCGTAGAAAGGCGGTAAAGATCAATAACGAATGGTCTAACTTTACGCCGGCCGTTGGAATGGAGACGAATCCAACTACCGTCTATCCTCCGTGGCTGGATCATGCGACCATTCGAATCAATGGATCCGAACTCATTTCGGCAGAGGGCGATTGGTTTCGACAGCACATTGCGCGCAAACACAGTGGAGGCGTAACAGCGTATCAGTCGCATCTGTATGGATATTCTTTTGCGGAATATCCTGAAGCTCATCAGCCGAGTGGAACGGCAAATATGAGTCGTACGTCATCCGTGACACTCACGCTACGTGTTAATCAACCCATTGTAAAAGATCTGTCTACCTTATCACCACCATGTTCCTTTGATCCAGTAACAGTAGGAGGGTGGGAAGTGTTTGTGTATGCAACATATTACAACTGGTTACGTTTTGAGAATGGTATTTGCAATAGAATGTTTACAGATTAAGTGTTCATGACAGAATCCAATACCGTATCAATATTCAGAATGATAGTATCATCATGATCAGCAAAATACCATGCTAAATTGTCCTTTTCTGCACAGAACTCGATGGTAGCCCATACATTGGTTTCCCATGTTAATTTATAAAAATCCATCGTGCAAAAATCTCGTAAGACACCTTTGGAGTGCTCATAGAAGGGTAATACATAATGTCGGGGTATGACAAAGAAACCGCCACAGAATCGCCAATGGATTTGTTCAACGGAAAAGTTACGTCCGAATGCCCAGCATCCAGGAATGGCCATTTTCGAAAAGGACTGTTGTCCAATTTCGGCCAATTTGGCCAAGACGCGTTCAGGATATTTAGTAATCTTTAAAATTCCATAATCGATCCATGAAAAAGTCGATATATCGGGCCATCGTTCCATCGCTCGCTTCACGAATTCGATTTTCGTATTCATGAGGGAAAAGAACTCTTTGGTATCCTTTTGAGGTGTTCGACCGGCAGGAAGATCTCTTGAATAATTCATTCCCATGTTATACAGTTCAAAATCAGTTAAGGGCACACCAATCACCGTAACGGTCGGAGGGAAAATGCGGAATTTATAGACCAAACTAGGGTCAGTAAATAAGGTAATAGGGATTCCACTAATTCCTAAATCGTAAAACAAATAGAGATACTCCATAAACTTTTGGGGTCGGTTATAAATATCATAGTAACACGTTACCAACATGTGATACACTAGTGATCGATACTAAATAATTTACCTGCTATCTTCCGCACGTATAAAGAGATATATCGGAGGAGTAAGAAGAATGGTGGCGAGTCTCTTGAAAGTCATCGCCTCAGGGATTCAGGACGAACGACTTTCATTTAAGTCGACCCTGTATCCATTTCGTAAAGTGTGGAACAAAGCAGGGCGGTTTACGACACGATGGGAACGTCTGGATTTTGAAAATACACCGACATTTGGGAACACCGGATTTTTTAAAATTCTAAGAAAGGGACATCTGGTCACGCGACTATATTTAGTAGCACAGATGCCTGATATATTTACGGTTCAGGCACAGGCCGCCATTGCAAAGGGATGGACAATCAATAATCAAGTACTGGCCTATCCTCGAATGGGGTGGACGAATTCACTAGGTCATGCATTAGTTCAACAGTTGACACTGGACATTGCAGCGAGTCGTGTGGAAACGCTGGATAGTCGCTTATTAGAAATGTTGGACGAGTTTCATACTCCACTTGAAAAGGTTCCTATTATAAACGACTTGATTAAACGAAAGGATCGTGGATTTACGGAGACAAGTATTGGGTGGCCACAAGACAATGCGCGGACACAATCAATTTCTGCAATTTCCGCAGCAACAACGAACAGTACACCGTTACCTCCACCCTATCAAGAAACGGTAGTGGTCCCCCTCCCGTTTTGGTTTACGCGAGGAGACACAGGATGCGCCTTGCCGATTGATTCGATGTCAATGGACGATGTTCGTGTAGGAATCACCTTTCGATCACTAAACGGACTGTATTATACGCCAACACAGGTGCAAAATACATCGAATGAGGACGGAGCCTCATTATGGCCGCTGGCAGGAACCTCGTTTTATTCGCAGGATCCGATTCAGCAATTAAATCAAACTCCGTTATCAAATGCGGTAGGAACAATTAAGATGCCAGTCAGCCCTACACTAGGAGAATGTTACATCATGGCCGAATATGTCTATTTGGATCAAAATGAGGCCAATCGATTTCGACTGGCGGATCTTCAAGTACCGGTGGTACAGCATTATGCCATGAATCCGTATGATACACAGGGTCTATTGAATGCACGGATTCGACTGGACATTCCAAATCCAACGCGCGATCTGTATTTTATGTGCAATCCCTATATGGCGCCATCCTATAATGCACATTTTCTGGCGACACGTGATATGACAGGAACGGTTAATACGTTGCCGACGAATGCCCAATATCCTTGGTGGCCGGATGCAATTGGGTTATATGCCAATCGACCGTCATCCTTTCTTCGCCCTGCATTTCAGTTATCGGATTCGGAGCCGATTTCGGGCTATGAATTAAGTTATCAGGGATCACTGGTGCGCTTTCGTACAGAAGGACCCTCGCTGTTTCGATCATTAATTCCATCATACGAACAACGAAAATCTCCATGGGTCAATCGGTTTTATTACAATTTACCATTGGCAATTCAGAATGGATTCACGCCATTTTCAAGACCAAATGGAGAGGCGAATCTGGATAAAATTACAAACCGCGATCTGATCTTGCAATTTCGTACACCATATGGAAATACTTCAGGTCTCAACGTGGGACGTTTCACAGTATATGTATTTGCAGAGACATATAATATGTTACGAGTGTATGGTGGTCGAGCAGGAATGATGTTTGCGTATTAATCTCATTTATGGGCATGTGTTTTCTTGGCCTTTCTCTTGGCAGTCTTTTTCTTTTGTTTCTTCTTACGTGTCGTATTGACAATATCATTTGTATTATGAGGCTTTGTTCGAAACGTGACCGTACGTTTATTACGACGTGTACCACCTGTTACGTTAACTTGAAATGACCTACCATTTGAAAATGTAGCAGTGGTGGTAACTGGTTTAGGAGCTGGTTTCTTTAAACGGCTGCGAGAAGTATTTGTAGGGGGTTTTACTGATTTTCCAGATTGTGTTTTAACAGGTTGTAACATCCGTGTAACCACTGGCTTTGTGGGTTTTACAGATCCTGTCTTATATCGAGGTAGATTATGTAATGTTGCATCATTTCCTGGGTGCACGCCTGACATTGTTACTATCACACAATATTATTAACTCTCAAAAAAATTGAAATAAAATATGTTCAGATCGGAAGGCATACCATGCGTCTGATTAGCTTTAACATCAACGGGATCCAATCCATGACCACGAAACTTAAAAATGGCGAGAAAAAAGGTGGACCCACGAATAATGTATTAACGTCTCTGATCGAGGAGCAACAGCCGGATCTATTGTGTTTTCAGGAACTCAAATCACAACAGATCGGACATCTCAGTTTTCTGCGTCCTTATTTCCCCCATATCTACACAAATCTTTCTAAACACAAGAAGGGTTATAGTGGAGTAGCTCTACTTACCAAAGAAGAGCCAGAATGGATCGAGTCAACTTTCGATCGGTATCCGGAAGAGGTAATTGGAAACTATACGGATCATGAGTTTACGCAGGAGGGTCGGATCCTCGTGGCGAAGTTTCGATCTAAGATCGTGATCACGATCTATACTCCAAATGCACAGCCGGAATTGGCTCGGCTTTCAGAACGGATTGCCTGGGAACAAGTTCTTCGGATGTACATGATCGAACTTCAGAGAGAATTCGATCTTCCGGTGATCGTTTGTGGCGATCTGAATTGTGCACCGAACGAGATGGATCTCCATCGGCCGAAGTCCAACCGACGGTCTCCTGGATTCTCGGATGAAGAGAGATCCGAATTTCATAAAATGATCGATGCGGGATGGATCGATTCCTTCCGAGAGTTACATCCGGATCAGATCGAATATACGTATTTCTCGAACTTTGCCAATTCCAGAGCTCGGAATGTCGGATGGCGGATCGATCACGTTCTGGTTTCCAGAGAATCGAGATCAAAGATCCGGAGCGTTCAGATCTTGAACACATATTTCGGATCCGATCATGTACCCATTATGATGGATTTTGATGATTTGTAATAGGAAATAAGCATAGTATACTCATATCCAATAACATAACACAGTAGTCTATTTTTCTTCATCTTTAATTACCTTAAAATGTAACCCCGCCGCGCGATTATCATACTTGGGCAAAGAAACAACCGCCTCACGCCCATACTCTGTGAAAGGAACAGTTCCGTCCCATGGCTCGCCTGAATTCACCCATTCGCTGATTTTTTGCTTTAAAGATAGAAATCCTAATGCATTTCCGCGAACACCCCCTTGCTTTAGCTGATTCAATAGGCTTATTCCCTCTTTCACACGGTCCTCTTTCGTTTTATCCTTTTTACCCATTCTAAGAATGGCTAGCCCAACATAAGTTTAGGTTCTTATGGAATGGGCAAAAAGCGCATGCTGCGCTGCGGAACAATAATGAAGCCTGGATCCGTGTCATTCTCAGAAAAGAAGAAGCACATGTTTCCATCGCGAATGTGGAAGCCGATGCAGTACTCAATGGCTGTCTTGCGAAAACAGAATGGAGCGGTGTATTGCTCAGGCTTCAAGGTATCGCGATTAAACTGAATGACGGAGTGGTAATAGACACGCGGCGTGCTGTACTTCACATAATGCGTCACGCACCACAACTTGCCATTGTACTCCACCAATGGAGAAGAGCCACGGAATTTCGAAAAGATGGTCGGCGTAGGGTAACGTGTATGAATAACCAGCTTATTATCATCGCTCACGGCACCAAGCTCTAGAGGATTCCAGGCATACACAAAATTCATTCGATCCTTTGCCGCCTGAAAATCGGACAAGGACGTCTCAGGAATGGCTAGCCAATTCTTCTCGCAGTCATAATGATTTGGCGATTCAATGGCACGAATATTCGTCATGCGACGCTCATCAGGAAGATAATCACCCACTGCAATCGTAATATATCCATTATTCATCATATTCTTGGAAGATGCCGAGAAATGCAGCTTATTCTTGTAGTAAAACAAACGAACGTCCTCCAATCCTTCCACGTCGCTGGCATACAGAACAGGGCACTCCTCGTTCATGATTGCTACCTCCTCGATTGGATAGTAGGACGAATTGAGATAGACGGCTCCATTACGCGTCTTCACCTTACCATCTGCCGAGCGCATGTGATAGTAACCCTTCGAATCAATCGAATAATTGACATAACGTGTATTCATAAGAAAACGACCATCAGGGCACTGTACCATAGAACACGATGATACTTTGTACTCCTCAAACTGCGGAAAATTCAATTTGGTATAGACACCGCGATAGGTATTTGAAAGAAGAGACTCTACATAATAATGCATGTTGTCCCATACATTGTCCAGGTGATGCATATAATTTTTATTGATGTAGGTCACCAAATCATGAAGAGAATCATTCTTGGTCTTTCCATTCACATAACATGCAAGAATCGTATTCTCATAATCAAACAGCCCAGTATATACCGCATCCTCAATAAATAGAACATCATCCTTCGGATAAGGAATATCCTTACCCTTCAAATAATAGTGATATGACTTATAATGTTGAGATACTTCACGAAAATAACGTGTTAAATGATACAATGGCTCCGCACGATTCGGGTGAACCTCAAATGCACGATTCATCCATAGCTCCATCTTATGAATGTTTTTCATGTGCTCATAGCACTTTGCAATCTGATAATAGGAGTACCACACTTCCTCATACCAACCACCGAGCTCAATACGACGCTTGTAATGGTCAATGCTCTCTTTGAATCGACCCAGATCCTTCAGACTCTGCGCCAAATAGAAATGAGAACGCCCGTTGTTCGGATCCTCCTTGATTTCTTCACTCAGAAGACGAACATCACGCTCAAACTTATCAGACTTGCAACCACCATCGTTCTTATCGTCGATAAAGAAGATTTCATAAGGAATTCTCTCATGCGGATCGCCCGACCAATACTCATGAGTTGCACCAATGCACTTCCACGGGTGTGCACATTTCATAAAACGAGTATTGTAGTACTTAATGTGACCATTCGCCTGAATCACATTGTATCCGTTAACTGTCAGCGGATACGACTTGAACTGATTCGATGGGGCAATATTCATATCCGCGTCCACGGCCATTGCGTAGGTCTTTTCAGGGTCCCAATTCAAATCGGTACATAGTTCCTGTGCTTTTTGAAAGGAAACCGTGCGATTGTATCCAAAGTTCTTAAAAGGCTCCACACTAATCTTAAATGGCTTTCCGCAGCTAGACAAGAACTGATTGCATACCTCAACGGTTTGATCCGTTGAGCCCGTATCCAAAATGGCAACTGCATCGACGTGAGGAAGTGCATGGGTCAAACAACGCTCAATGATGCGTGATTCATTTTTAATCATGAGAAGAAGAATGACGTTGTTATGCTCGTGAACAGGCGCAGCAGGAGATGCATAGGGAGAATTGACGGCGACAGACATATGGATTTACTTGTAAAGTCAGCGCAGGTGTTTAAGTTATGTGCGAAAGGGATAATTTAGATAGGAAAGAAGATATGGGTAGGATTGCAATGCGCGATAGATAGCTTCATAATCATACATCTTTTGTTCGGGAGAGAGTTCACGACGTTGATTCTGCCAATCATAATAATGGTAAAATTGAATTTCTAATCTACCATTTTTATAATAAAAAACAATATTATGAAATCCATAGGGATAGAAAAATTCTTTTGGAATTGTAAAATAAAAAATAAGACTTCGAATTCCATATAAGCCTCGATTAATAATATGCTGTTCAATCATATCCAAATAGGAAATTGGTGCTCTTTTTTGAATTTTGCCACTAAAATAGACAATATCAAAAAATTTTGGTTGGGGATAAGAATCCATTACTACTTATGACAATGACAGTCTTTACATGATGGAAACGGCGGTTGATGATCAATGGTAGGATAAGGCTGTCCATAACTCGTAGTAACATGAAGAATGGGAGCGGGTGGAGGAGGAGGGTTCATCACAAAAGCAGACAAGGATACAAACTTGGAACTTTGATAGATATTAACCTTATTGGAATAAGAATAACAAGACAACACGGGCGGAATGCTCATGAGTTCCTACCCGGACATGATATTAATCGTAAGGATAGATAGGAGATGATCGCCGTTTGTGTGTGTATCATTTTATTGATCCTTGTTGTATGGGTCCATTGTCAAACCGAGCCGTTTGCTTCGACACCCCTTCCAACACTGGATCCAGAATTAGCTAAGAATTATCAAACGTTTGTATCATCTTTTTACAATCCATTTATGGCAAATTGGAAAAAAGCAATTACTACATCTGCAACGTCTGACATCGAGCAACAACCCCTTACGAACCCTGAACAAACATCGTCATCCGCACCACCTACGATCTCGAATCATACACTGAATCAACATATTATGATTTTGTCAAAACAAGAAGGGAAGTCTTTTCCACCCATTACGGATCCATTACCAGATACAATGGACATGAATAATTATGCTACACTTGCCCCTCAGATACCCACGAATCCGACTCCGTATAATAATGCCCTTGCCTGGATGAATCAGCAACTAGCGGATTCTCATGCAAAGTTGGAGTCGGCAATGAAAGGAGAAAGCTTCGCCAATTGGGAAGGATTTGACAATCAGATGTGTCAAGATGTATCTCAATGCTTTAAAGAGAATCCGCAATTGATTCAACAACTGACTGTAGAGCTTCAATCTCAGCAGCAACAACAGCAGCAGGGTGTATCGAATAAAATAAAATCATTCTTATCGAATTCAATGCTAACAAAAGGAATAGCAACCAACCAGCAACTATTTGCTAGATCACAGCAGATCCAAAATCAAGCTCAAAGTGGAGAACTGCTCAATCAATTGAATCTTCCAGACGAACCAACGATCAAATACACATTACCAGATGGTGCCGATGCGTTGAACAAAATGAAAAGTAATGATCCTGCGAGATATCAGTCGGTTCAAAAAGAAGCACCATCGATGTTTGCGTTAAAGAATATGTTTGATCAGATCAATCAGAACCTACGTTAGTTTTTCTTTGAACGAATGGTTGTACGCGCACCTTTTTTGGATTTTTCTTCGGCAGCCTGCAAGATCTCGCGGATCTCTCCT